ATGAGCGTCGAGCAGATTCGTGAAGAAGAAGATCTAATCGATAATAAGGAGACCCGATGAAGATAACTATGCCTTATGCCATTACGGCAGCGGATACAGAATCTCGCATCATTGCAGGCCGCATCGTTTCATGGAACGCGGAAGGCAGCACATCAGCCGGGCGCACCATGTTCAAGGAAGATTCAATTACCATGGCTAAGAACATCAAGCTAGTTCTACAGCACGATGTAACTCGTCCATTAGGCAAGATGGTTTCATTCGAGGCAGATGCAGAAGGCATCACAGCAGAATTTAAGATTGCTAAGACAACAGCAGGCAATGACGCGCTAGAAGAAGCAGCAACTGGGCTTCGTTCAGATTTCAGCGTTGGTGTCGATGTTGCAGAGTGGGATAACGAAGATGGCGTTATGGCTATCAGCGCATCCAAGCTCATCGAGGTCAGCCTTGTCACAGACGGCGCTATTCCCGGCGCTGAGGTCGCAAAAGTAGCGGCAGTAGAAAACGAAGTTTCTGAGACATCTCAGGAAGAAACACAATCAACCACAGAAGGAGAACAAGTGTCAGACACTACCAATCCAGATGTTGCTCCTGCCGCTGAATCGGTAGAAGCTGCAAAGGTTGAAGTAAAGGCTGCAACAGCACCTTATATTTCAACTACTGTTCGTAACCCAATCGTTGATAAGGCTTCTTATCTCGAGCATTCAGTACGCGCTTCACTCGGCAACGAAACATCAAAGATGTACGTTGCAGCGGCAGCAGATACAACAGACAACGCTGGTCTCGTACCAACACGTCAACTAACAGAAGTTATCAATGGCATCAGCAATGCAGATCGCCCAACAATCGATTCAATCTCACGCGGCACTCTTCCAGATGCAGGCATGACATTCGAGATTCCTAAGATCACAGTTGCTCCAACAGTTGCAGTAGCAACCGAAGGTGCAGCACCATCAGAGACAGACCAGAACGCAGCCTTTGTGACTGTAAATGTCCAGAAGTTCATTGGCCGTCAGACATTTTCGCTTGAGCTTCTCGATCGCAGCTCACCAGCGTTCTTTGCTGAACTCGTACGTCAAATGGAGTTTGCTTACGCAAAAGCAACAGATGACAGAGTTGCAACAATCCTTGCAACAAACGGAACCGATGGCGGAAACCGCTCAATCACAGATGGTTCAGATGTAGCTGATTTCGTATCAGATGCAGCAGTATCTATCTACACAAACACACTTGGTTTCGCTCAGAACATCATCGTGAGCCCAGCGCAATGGGGCGTCCTCATGGGACTTGTGGACACAGCAAAGCGTCCAATCTTCCAGCAGACAATCAACCCACAGAACGCAGGCGGCGATCTAACTGCAACAGCAGTTCGCGGAAACCTACTCGGACTTAACCTTCGCGTATCTCGTGCATTCTCAGGAACAGGCGATAACTCAATGATTATCGTTAACCCAGATTCATACACATGGTACGAGAGCCCACGTCTCTCACTTCAGACAAACCTCATCTCAACAGGTCAGGTTGAAGTTGGATACTACGGCTATGGCGCAATTGCTACAAAGCTTGCAGCAGGCGCATACCGCTACATGGTTGCATAACCAATAACTAATCATGGGGGGGCTGCTGCTCCCGGTGGCTCCCCCAGTCGTTTAATAGAGAGGATGTAGAGATGGCTTCAATAGTTACAGTTGCAGAACTAAGGTCTATTCTTGGTGTCTCTACGTCCCTCTATAATGACGCATATCTAACAGACGTGATAGATACGGCTGAGGCGGTAATTTTGCCTATGCTGGTTAAGTACGCATCACCAATCGCATCAGTAGAGCTTGAAAGCAATATCGCAACATATCGCGTACTTGGCGACAATAACTTTTCAGAGGGTCAGAGCGTAGTCATCACAGGATGCGGCTCCCCATTTAACGGAACCTTTACAATCCTAGAATCTAGCAATATCAGCGCAGAAGGATTCGTAGTTAAATCAGATTCCCGCATTTTCGTAGATGCAATCTATTCAGAATTTACAGGCTATTTTACAGTAGCTATTACCAACGCAGATATTATTCAGCGCAAGGTAATCCCATCAGGCTTGGCAACTCTTTCAGGCGCTTCAACCTACGTTGGCGTTAGCGCCGTAGAGTCAGCAGTCCTAGCCGTATCAGTAGAAGTATTCCAGTCCCGTATCGCTCCGGGTGGACAGATCGAGGGAATCGACTTTACAAACGTCAGCCCTTATCGCTTAGGCCGTAGCTTATTTAATCGTGTATCAGGATTACTAGGGGCGTACATCGACACCGATTCAATGGTGCAGTAATGCCTAACACAATTCTCGATACAGTCCGTCAGCCTTTAGCCACAGCCTTTGCAAGCGTAGCGGGAAACGTCTATGCCTACGTCCCTGAGGCTCCTATGGTGCCATTCGTGGTTACAGTCCCGGACTCTCCATACCTTGAATTAGAGACTATTAACAAGTCCACGCTTCACATCAAGATTAACCTTGTCATCTCAGTAGCGGTTGCCTATAACAGCAACCCTGCATCGCTCGACAATCTCGAGCAGCTAGTCATAAGTGTTCTGAAGGTGATCCCAGCAGGGTACACAGTCGGAGCGGTTGAAAAACCAACAGTCACTCAGGTCGGGCCATCTAATTGCTTGGTCGCAGATATTCGAGTTTCTACCTACTACACACAAACAAACTAAGGATAAATAATGGCAACCACAGTAATCACAGGTCGCGATGTTTCTCTATCTTTCACAGGTGGAACAGATATTGAAGCGCAAGCGACATCAGCAGTTCTCACAAAGACCAACGTTCGCGAGGTCTACCAGACACTCGATGGCGAAGCCGTAAAGACTGTCAACACAGAAGGCACCTTTGCTCTTTCAATGCTCGCAGACTGGGGCAAGGCTTCATCTGTATGCGAAGCACTTTGGACAGCAGCAGAGACACCAGACACAGTTATTGCTATCACTTTGACAGCAGCAACAGGCGCTCAATTCGTATTCGACATCTTCCCAGAATTTCCAACAGCCGGAGGCGCTGGAACAGATGCTCAGACTGTAGACTTCACTTTCAAGGTCAAGCAGGGAACTGTCACCGAGACATTCAGCTAAAAAGTAGAAACGGGAGCAAACAATGCAACAGCAGATAACAATTAAATATATCGATGGATCAGAAACCACTTACATGGTTCGTCCTCCAGATTACGCCCGCTGGGAGATGACAACTAAAAAGGTTATCTCTCAGTTTGGCGGGATGTGGGACATTCTTTATGTCGCGCACAGCGCCATGAAGCGTGAAGCAGCAGGCAAGCCAACTAAGACACTCGATGTCTGGATGGAGTCAGTTGCGGATGTTGAAGTAGGTGAAGGCGACCCAAAAGTCATCCAAGAGGAAGCGTAAGCCGACTCTTGGTTGAACTGGCAATAGCCACCAGAATCCCTATGGATCAATGGCAAACTGCCGAGGATATTCTTACAGCTATAGAGATACTGGAGCAGCGCAATGGCAAGTGAACTTGTAGCACTTGACCAGACTGAACTGCGCAAGGTATTTAAGGCGCTAAAGAATATGGGTGAAGAAGCCAACGATGAGGCCAAGCGTCAATCAGGCGCTTTGGCTGAATTCGCTAGAGCAGAAGTAATCCAGACCGCTAAATCCCTACAGAGTAGGAAAGTAGCCGGACGTATTGCAGATGGTTCTAGGGTTAAGAAGTCCAGCCGTATCGGTGAGATTACTTATGGCTTTGCGTCTCAAAAGTTCTCAGGTGGGGCAACCACTAGAGACATCTGGGGCGGTTCAGAATTCGGATCTAACAAGTACAAGCAGTTCCCGGTGTGGTCAGGCCGTCAAGGTCGAGGCTCTAAGGGTTGGTTTATTTATCCAACGCTTCGCAGGATTCAACCTGAAATCGTTGCTAGATGGACTGAATCATTTACCAAAGTATTGAAGGAGTGGGGCTAATGGCAACAGGTACAAGAGCGTTAACGCTTAAGCTGCTTGCTGATGTTGATAACTTCACTAAGAATCTCAAGACAGCCGATAATGACGTAAAGACTTTCGGCGATAAGGTCGGAGAGTTTGGCAAGAAGGCAGGCCTAGCCTTTGCAGCAGCAGGTGCAGCAGCCGTAGCCTATGCAGGCAAATTAGCCGTTGATGGGGTCAAGGCGGCCATAGAAGATGCAGCCGCGCAGACTAAGTTAGCCCTTACCTTAAAGAACGTCACAGGGGCTACAGAAGCCCAAATACAGGCAACAGAAGATTACATAACAAAGACCTCACTAGCCGTAGGCATCACCGATGATGAGCTTCGTCCATCGTTAGAACGTCTATCTCGCGCAACAGGCGATTTAAGCAAGGCACAGAAATTACAAGCCGTAGCCATCGATGTTGCAGCAGGATCAGGTAAGTCCCTCGAGACTGTAACCAACGCCATGGCTAAGGCAGCAGAAGGCCAGACAGCATCACTTGCTAAGTTGGGTATCGGACTTACAGCGGCTGAACTTAAGACCATGGACATGGATGCGATTACTGCCAAGTTAGCAGACACATTCGAGAATCAGGCTTCAGCCAAGGCAGATACATTCCAAGGCAAGTTAACCAGGTTGCAGATAGCCTTTGATGAAGGCAAGGAAACTGTAGGCGCATTTATCCTCGATGCCATTACTCCAATGGTTGAAATTATTGTCAACCGAGTCGTACCAGCTATTCAAGATTTCACCAGCAATATCGGCGAGAAGTTGCAGCCAATCGTTAAGGCTTTCCAACCAATCCTTGATGGCTTGCGTTACGCCTTTAACAAGGTCAGGGATTCGCTAACTGAGAACAATGAAGAGCTACAGCCGTTCTATAATTTTATGCGTGTTATCGCTACCTTTGCTAAAGATACCCTTGCTCCAATCCTAGGCGGGGTTTTAGGTCTAGCCTTCAAGGGTCTAGGCAATCTCATTTCTGGCGTTATCGACACCTTTGCTTCATTCGTCAGCACATTGACCAGAATATATAACACTATTAAAGGCATTATTGATGCTATCCGCAGCGCAGGTAACGCGGTTAAGAACTTCTTTGGCGGAGCCTCATCAAGTGGCGGTGCAAGTTTTAGCACAACATCATTCTCAAATGCCTCAGTCCCGAGCATCGATGATTCAGATAGCCGATTGCGTGCCTTTGCAGGTGGGGGCAATACCAACATCACAGTCAACGGCGCTATCGATCCAATCTCTACAGCTCGACAGATAGCGAACCTTCTTAACGCTGAGGCTACAAACGCAGGAAGTTTTAATGCCCTTGGAGTATCGAGGGCGTACCTAGCATGACATGGAAGCCTAACGGCACAGTCCAAATAAACGGCACCACATACACAGATAAAACCTTGTGGAATGTGCAGATTAGCAATGGGCGCAGCAATATCCTTGACCAGTCCAGAGCAGGCTTTGCCAGCGTTCAGCTTCTATCTACAGACGGCACTCACTATAACGTCCAGTTAAACGACACAGTAGTTATTAAGGTTGAAGATTCCAGCGCTGTAGATGTCACAGTATTTACTGGCAAGGTCACAGACGTAAGAAGCGATGTCAATGCTTCAGGGTCAGTCGGTACTGCCGTCATCACCACAGTCACCGCTATCGGGCCATTCGGTCAGATGGCTCGCAAGATTATCGGTGATACTGCCTACCCTAAAGAGTATGACGATGACCGCATGGATCGTATTCTTACTGAGGCTGGAGTAGTCATCGATGTAGTCGATACTCCCGGCGTTTATGAATTTACTGCCCGCGCAGCTAACCCAGTCGATGCTTACACCCTAGCGACCTATTACGCTCAGATGGGATTCGGCTACGTCTATGAGACTCAATCGGGTGAGGTTGGTTATGCCAATGAATCTCGCAGACTTAATGAAGTTCAAGATAATGGCTACTTTACAATCCCTGAAAATTACATTCTTTGGAGCGGCGTATCTGCTAACCGCAGCCTTAATGATTTGGTTAACTCAGTTACTTTGACCTACAAGGCCAATGCCACAGTAAGCGCTTCTAACGCAGGATCTATTAGCACCTATGGCACAGTAGCCTCAAAGGTCATAACAGAGCTAGAGCAAGGCACAGAAGCGCAGTATCAGGCAGACCGCTATATTGCCTTACGCGCTACACCACAGACCAACTTATCCTCATTCTCCATCATGCTCGATTCGTCATACATGACAAACGCAGACAGAGACGTATTCTTAAATATCTACATGGGTAAGCCTATCGAGATTCTCAGCTTGCCTAACGCTTTGATTAACGCCGTATACAAAGGTTTCGTAGAAGGCTGGGTATTCTCGTTTAATCAGTATCAGGCAAGCCTTAATATCACTACTACCGACTCATCCCTAAGCATTGTCCCAACTCGCTGGCAAGACGTTTCTGCGTTGCAGAAGTGGTCTGACGTGGGTGCGCTGGTACAATGGTTCCAATACGAATAAGGAGTATCAATGGCAACATCACCCTACTATGGCTGGGACGAGCCCGCAGACTCGGACTACGTCAAAGATGGAGCGCTGGCTATGCGCACCCTTGGCGATGACATTGACGCTACAGTAAATAAAATCGAAAACTTCAAGGGTGAGATATTCCACCCATTTATGATGATGGGGGCTTAACCAATGGCAACGACTACTTACAAGGTGCTTGGTCAATCAAACCCAGCAGCTACAACTTCAACTACTCTTTACACAGTCCCAGCATCGACTGAGGCTATTGTAAGCACAATTACAGTCTGCAACCAGGCAGCAACTCCAGCCACATTTAGAGTTTCTGTATCCGTTGCTGGCGCAGCCTTATCGGCAAAAGAATATATTGCTTACGATGCAACGGTTCCTGGAAATGGTTTTGTTGCTTTAACGATTGGCATAACTTTGGCGGCAACTGACGTAATCCGTGTGTACGGATCAACGGCAAATCTATCTTTCAGCGCCTTTGGGTCACAGGTGGCGTAATGGCAATTACTGTCTACCCTTCAGGCGGCGTAACCGATAACTGGATTGCGATAGCAAACTCAACTCCAACAAGCGGTTCAACTGTCTCATTCACTAGCATTTCCACCGCTTACCGCAAACTTTGGGTTACTACTGAAACCAGCATGACTTTAGATACTGCTGGATTTCTGTATATTCAAGCAAATACCATTACTTCAGGCAATTCCTATATATCATTTGCGCAAACTGGTACCACAGCTAGAAAAAATGACGATTTAGGTATTTACAATTACGTCCTCACGTCTGCCGTAGATGGTTATCTAAATTACTATATAACCAACAAAAACAGTTCAATTCCTTATGCCACATTTACAGGTCAAGGTTCTGCTGGTAATAATGGTACTTTAACTGAATTTGGCTATATTCCAACTCTAACATCCGCTATTACTCAAATTGATGTGGTTACAAACTCAACTTATGCCGCCGGAAATACTGGCAAAATCGTTTTGTATGGGACTTACTAATGACTAAAATAATTGAAATTGACTGCGAAACAGGTATTGAAACAATTCGCGACATGACAAAAGAAGAATTGGCTAGATACGAACTTGGCAGAAAGCATGTACCAGGCGGGCAAGCGGAAGAAGTCAATGACAGCCAAGCTATGTAAGGCTGGAGTCCAACTCCGTGAACAGATTGACGACTCGTTCCCCGATAGAGATCGTAGTAGTGATGGCTGGATTGCAGATTCCCGCCATGTTGCTGCGGGCAAGTCTGATCACATACCACTTAAGGGAATCGTATACGCCATCGACGTTGACCGAGACCTTGCAGGTAAATCCGGTAAGCCAGACCTCATGCCTAATCTGGCAGATCAGATACGTCAAGCTGCAAAGCGAGACAAGCG